AAAATTACTGTAGCTAATGTAAGAGGTAAGTTCTCTGGTACTGGTCTCTTTGCCGGTGGTTCTGTTAATGCCGGGGACTTTATGTCCCAAGGTATAGCAGAAAGAGACGCCCTTGAAATAGAATTAAAGCAGGTACATGAAGACTCGATGCCGGCGATGTGGTTTATTGGATAATATGAACTTTAATAATACAGTATTAGAATTATTAGAAGAGAAAGGCCCTAACCTCTCCATTAAACGTGGTGAGAAATTACCTGTAAGTCGAGGAGGCGGGTTAACTGCTAAGGGTAGAGCAAAATACAACCGCGCTACTGGTTCGCATCTCAAGGCTCCAGTCACCGGTAAAGTAAAAAAAGGATCTAAAGCTTCAAAACGTAGAAAGAGTTTTTGTGCTAGAAGTAGTGCTTGGATACCTGCTGGAGGTTGTGCTGGTAAAGATACTAGAGGGTGTGCTGCTAGAAGACGTTGGAAGTGTTAAGTGAATAGAAAACGTACAGTTAAGTTTAAACAAGGTTTATTTCAACCTGTTAATAAAGACAAATATAAAGGTACTCATCCTATTTTATACAGATCAAGTTATGAGTTGAGGTTTATGCGCTGGGCAGATCACAATCCTGCTGTTATTTCTTGGGGGTCAGAATCAATTATTATACCTTACCCTAACCCTCTAACAGGTAGATTGTCTAGATATTTTGTTGATAACAATATAACAATTAGAGCTAAAGATGGTACTATTAAGAAATACCTAATTGAAATTAAACCATCTATACAGACTATACCTCCTAAAGCAACTCGTAATACTAAATCCTTAATGCGTAGACAGGCTGAGTATATTAAAAATCAATGTAAATGGAAAGCAGCAACAGAGTGGGCTAAAAAGAAAAATTACGAGTTTACTATTTTAACAGAAAAACATTTAGGTTTATAATTACTTCTGTTTAACATACCCGGTACCTGTTATGTTACCGAGTTTAAAGCTTCTTACTTTAGGTCTTTCTGTTGTCTCTTCTTCTATTGTTTCCTCTTCTTTAGTCATCTTACCTGTTAAAGCAATATTAAGAGCTAAAACTAAACTAACTGATAATGGGTCAAAGACTGATACAAGTATTAATATAAACCATTTAACCACTGTATCGAGTGGTGCATTAAAAGAGGCAGCTATAAATTTAAACGTTCCTATATCATTAGCATTACTTGTATTTGTTTTTAAACTTATAAGGTTATTATCTTTTTCAAATTTAGTTGTTTGTAAAGTTTGAAGTCTTTCAGTTAATGTTTTTATTTCAGCACTAGATTGTTTAATATCATCATAAACAATTCTAGCATTACGACTTGTCATACTAGGAAGTCGAGCCTCTTGTGATTTACGAGCACTGTTAAGTGTATCAATACGACTTTGAATTTGATTTATTTCATCATTAACAGATTGTTTTTGATTTTCTATTAATGCTATTTTATTATCATCTAATAAATTTTTAGAAGCATTTTTCTGATAAGCACTAGAAAGATAACCAAATATACCAGCGGAGGTAATAATCATCAGTACACCGACTGCTATGAGGAGATAGGACCTAAGAAACACGTTTGTCTTATACCAGTAACGATACAGAAAGGATGTAGCAATAAGCTTAGCAAATTCTAAAGATCCTGCCATAATCATTACTTGAAAATAACAACCAGAAAATAAGGACGCTATACCGAGTACAGAGAAAAACGCTGCACATCCTGCAACCAGTAATGAAGATAAACTCAATAATACAATAAACATATATACAGTATTTATTAAAAAATAACGAGAAAACGTTGCCAAGCTGTATAAATAATTGTACAACATATGGGACTCAAATTTTTAGTCGAAGATATCCATGAAGGTTTAGACTTCTTAGTTGAAGAAAAGAACCGTCAAGGTGAACAAAAACTCTTTATTACTGGCCCATTCTTAATGGCCGAAGAAAAGAATCAAAACGGTCGTATTTATAAACTCGACGAAATGGTTAAGGAAGTAAATCGTTATACTTCTGACATGGTTAAGTCTCGCCGTGCTATTGGTGAAATGAATCACCCTCAGTCTACTGAAGTTAACCCTGTTAATGCCTGTCACCTTGTTACCGAGCTTACACAAAAGGATAATTACTTCTACGGTAAGTCTCAAGTTTTAAATACCCCTATGGGTCTTCTTCTTAAGTCACTCATTCAAGATAATATCAAAATGGGTATCTCATCCAGAGCATTAGGTAATGTTAATGAGAAGGGTGACACAAAAGAAGTATCTAACTTTCACCTTATTTGTTTAGACGTTGTTCATCAACCATCAGTACAGAGTGCTATGCTTGAATCCATTATGGAGTCAAAGGAATGGATGATCAAGCCCGATGGTTCAATAGTTGAATGCGCTGCTAGAGCCTATAAGGCTTTAGAAGAAAATCTTAGTAAGTATCCTAAACATGGAACAGATTCTTTCTTAAGAGAATCGTTGATGAATTTCATTAACATGCTTAAATCAGCTTAATTATTTTTATGACACCTGTACAAAAAGCTACACAACATTTTATTTCACAAATAGCTAATAGAGACTTCTCTCAAGCTAAAATAGCCTTACAAAACGTAGTTGCCGAAAAAATAAAAAATAAAGTTCGTAACTATATTAATCAGGAAAAATAAGCTAAATAGATTAAATAAATATACAATATATGGACTTCAAGAAAATTCTTCAAGAGCAATTTAAAGACCTTATTACTGAGGACACACTTACAGCTGTACACGAAGCCTTTGAACAGGCAGTAGAGGAAAAGGCTGAACAAAAGACACAACTTCAAGTTGAAGCCGTTACAGCAAAGATTGACGAAGATCATTCTGAGAAGCTTCAAAAGCTCGTTGAGGCCATTGACGCCGATCACACTGCCAAGCTCAAGAAGCTTGTTGAGACAATTGATTTTGATCATGCACAGAAGCTTAGAAAGGTTCTTACCAAGATTGATGAAGAACACACCGGTAAGCTTAAACAGGTCATCAAGCATTACCAAACCGTTTTAAATGAAGAAGCTGAGACTTTCCGTAGTCGTTTAGTAGATGAAGTATCTAACTATCTCGACCTTTATATGGAAAAGACAATACCGACTGAACAAGTTAACGAAGCCGTTGAGAATATCCGTGCTAAGAAGACACTTGATCAGATTCGTCAGCTTGTTGCTATCAATGAAGATTACATTGATAATGAGGTCAAGGAGGCCTTAGTTGATGGCAAGAGAACAATTGATTCCCTCAAGAAGGAATTAAACGAAGCATTAGAGTCTAATACAGAGCTCAACCATAAGTTGAATCGCTCTGAAGCGGCTCTATTGCTTGAGAATAAGACTAAGGAGTTACCAAGTGCAGCCAAGTCTTATGTCAATAAGTTACTCAAGGGTAAGAGCCCTGAGTATATTCAAGAGAACTATCAGTACGTAGTTGAGATGTTCGAGAAGGAAATTTCCGAACAGGAAGATATCGCTAAGGAAGGAGTTGAACAACGTATCGTTGAGTCCGTTGATCGTCCAGAATTAGAGGTTCTCCAAGAGGAAATTTCTTCACCGATGCAGGCTTCTGAGCCTCGGTTGGCGGATATCTGAATGAGATGAAGAAATTAGACGGATCTAAGCTCCGGATTAGACACTAATTAGTGTCTAGTATTTTCATACTCTAAAGGTCGAAATCCTATTTAAAATAAAGGAGAATATATATAACTATGGAACTTTTTCATATCAACAAGAACAAAGCCGAAGCCTTAGTCGAAAAGTGGGGTCCAGTATTGGATTACTCTTCAGACAAGGTTTCTGCTATCTCGAACGAAAACACACGTCTTAACACCGCCATCCTCTTGGAAAACCAGGAGCAGTGGTGCTTTGAGGCTTCTAACCAGGCTGGTGGCAGCACTTCCGTATTCGGTTCAGTTAATTCTGGCCAGTACGGTGGAGCAGTACCAAACACTGACACATACGCAACAGGTGACGCAAGACTTCCTAAGGTCCTTATCCCCATGATCCGCCGTACATTCCCCGAGCTCATCACAAATGAGATCGTTGGTGTACAGCCCATGACTGGACCTGTCGGACTTGCATTCGCTATGCGTTACAAGTACGAGGGCTCAGCTCTCGGCTACAGTGCTAATGGTGATGGAAACAATGGAGCCGGATCGATCAGTGGCACTACAGCTACCTCACAAGGTAAGGAAATCGGGTATAACTACCTGAACACCGCCTTCACAGGTACCTCTAGCGCTCAGCTTTCTGGATTAACTGGTGTTTGGGACAATCTTCCTGAAGATTCTGGCGTTGCCCAGATCCTCAGTCAGTTTGAACTCAGCTCAAAGATCCCCCAGATGACTGTTTCGTTCGAAAAGACCGCTGTCGAAGCCGGCACCCGCCGTCTCGCCGCTAAGTGGTCTGTTGAACTCGAGCAAGATCTTAAGAACATGAATGGTATCGATATCGATGCCGAGCTTACAAATGCCATGTCCTACGAAATCCAGGCTGAAATCGACCGCGAGATGATCG